CGCGGGCCTGCGCCTGCTCCAGCTCAAGCGCTGCGGCGGCTGCTTGCCGGGCCAGTTCGTTCTGGCGCGCCTGCTCGACGGCCTGCTCCTGGCGCTGAACTGCTGCAATCCGTTCTTGCTCGGCACGCTGCTCGGCAGCCAACTGGTCTGCCTTAGCCTGTGCTGCTTGGCGCTCGGCTTGTTCGGCCTGGAGCTTCAGTTCCAGCTCACGTCGGTCTGCGGCAGCTTTGGCGTCGGCTTCGCGCTTGATCACAGCATCGCGCTCGGCCTGTGCACGCTCTTCGGCTTCCAGGCGGGCGCGCTCCTCGGCTTCCCGGGCAATCTGCGCCTCACGGTCACGCTGGGCCTGTGCTTCAGCCTCGGCGCGCAAGCGAACCAGTTCGGCCTGCTCGGCTTCGTACTGTTGGCGGGCGGTGAGGGCGGCTGCGAGCTGAGCCATGCAGGTTTCTTTCGTCCTGGCTGCTTCTGCTTCGAACTCTTCCCACTTATCGCCCAACACGAACCTACTCATCTCATCGATGCGAGCCTTGAGCTCGACCGAATCGCAAAGCGGAAGGTCAACCACCAGGTCTCGCATGCGCTGGATGGCGTCAACATGCGCATCCTTGCGCGCCGTCTCGGCGGCTTCCCACTCAGTCAGCGGCTTGCGCGTCTCGTCCCGCAGCGCATCCATGGCGGTTACGAACTCGCGCAGTTCCGTTTCCACGACCTTTGGCATTTCCTTGAGACGCTTCAGGTACTCGCGACCAGGTTTCTCTACGGCCACCTTGGACTTGCTGACCTTGGCAGCCAGTGAGGCGATGCGGTCGCGGCCCTTGGCGGTAGACAGGTCCGGCACTTGAGAGCTGACTTCCTCCTGTACTGCTTGCAGGAAAGGCTTCAGGCCATCCTTCACGTAGATGGCTGGGGCATTGGCTTCGCTGATGTCGTCGATGGTGACGGCAAGTTGATTCGCAGACATGGGGATTCCTTCCGCCATGCAGGCGGCGTATGAGTTCGAGTTATTGGGTGGGGATTGGCTTAGCGTTCACCGTTGGCGATGAAGTGAGCCATCTCATCGGCGATCATTGGCAGCAGTTGCTGGGCCATTCGGCGCTTATCTCGCCGTATGTTTTCCCATGCCGACATAGACACGGCGTAGCCGGTTCTACCGTCTGGCGTTTTGAGCATGATGTGCACGCTGCCGGTGAGCTTGTCCCGAGCGGCGCTTGCCGTGACCATCGAAAGCTCATACACAGCATACTCAACGAGGTCGCAAAGCTCATCTCCCTCAAGAAACCGCAGTGCAGCCGCAGGGATCTGTTTTGGTAGGCGGTAGGTGTCGAATATTCGGTCTACAGCGCGTTGCACTGGCGGGAGCGCAAAGAAGTGATCTCCCAGTTCAATGGCCACTGTCTTTATGGCCGCATTGAGCGTGTCGATTTGCTGGCGTTGCCTTCTGAGTAGTGCACGATCCATCTCGTGCGCTTCAGCAAACTGGTCAACCTTCGCTCGCAAGGCGCGCTTTTGATTGCGTCCGAAGCGCTTGCTCATTCCGCCACCGCCTCAGCCAGGCTGATTTTCTTCCATGATGGTGGCAGCTTCACGGCGGCGATCTTGCCGTCCTGGTTGGCCTGCAAGAGGCTGAGGATCATGTGCTCCATGCCAGGTGGTACCTTCGCATTGCAGAGCTGGCCGTCGACCTCGATGATGATTTGCACGATTGAGATCTTCATCGCGCCACCATCGCCGGCAGGCTGATCTGCCGCGGTTCGGTGTAGACGCGGGTTCCGAGCTTGGGCTTCATGATGTTTTCACCTCGTAGGCCACGGTCCACTCACCACACAGGCAGGCCCGACGCGACCAGGCGTGAACGTTTTCGATCCCGGCGTCATATGCTAATGAAAGCGCGCCGAACCAAGTCTTATGGGTGAATGCCAGAGTCATGCTGTTCATGCCGCGCTCCTTGGCCGATGCGCGACGATCGCGTTCAGCCTTTTGCAGTAGTGGTTGAACTCTTCAGCGGTGATCTGCTCGGCCTGCATGCAGTTGGTGATGTGTCGCAGCACCAGCACTTCGTAGCCTTCTGGACAGCCAGCGTGTGAGAGTTCGTCAAGGTCTTCGTCGATCAGGATATGGGCGCTGATCTTCATAAATCCGCGTCCTCGGCCTGGGCCTTGAGCGCGTCGTCGGCGAGTGGTTCGAGCAGGGATTCGGCGATCTCCCAGAGCTTGCCCATCGGGTGCTGGGAGTTGCCCAGCAGCTCGGCGCTTGCCACCTTGTCGGCGTGCCCGCTCAGTGCCGCGATGACCAGGTAGCCAAGGGATGGGGTAGGGATTTCGCAGTCGGCAAGCCGTTTGTTAACGAATTCATCGACCGCCAAGCCGAATTGGTGAAAGGTCACACCCTGCGGCGCGCGCATCCGGCGCTGGAACTTCACGTCATAGCCAAACCGCACCAGCATCTCGGCGGCGCCATAAATCCACTCGGCCCGTGCAATCTCCTGCTGGCTATCACTCACTGGAGGCGGTAGGCGGTTGTCGAATTCACGTTGAGCAAGTGCTATTGCGTTCATGTCGCCTCCAGTGGTGGCGGGGGTTATCGATAGGCTTGCTTGATTTCTGCGGCGCGCTGGGAATCGCTCAGGCGCTCCCAGTGGTCATGCTGGCAATTGTGCTGGTCAAGCGATGCCTGATTGACTGAGCGGCAATCCTCGCAATAGCCTTCATTCAGCGTTTCGGTGGGATCGCCACACTGAGGGCAGTCGAATCGTTCTTCGCTCATCTCAATCTCCAATCAGGCGATGTACCCGCCAGGCATAGTGGTAATGACCTTGCGAGGTGCGTCATGCATCCGGCCTTTGGCGCAGTCGTGGACGTCGGGGCGGGGCTTGCGGGGGAGGGGTGGGGTTGTGCGTTTCATGGCTGCACCTTCGTTACGGTTACCTGCCACTTCTGATCGGCGCCGATGATGTCGAATGCGCCACCGTGGAACTCCGCCTTTTCAACGAGGCACTTCATGAAGTCGCTGGTGACATCCTGACGAGATCCATCAGTTAGGTATTTCCCTTTCGAGTCAGGATGACCAGCCATGATTCGGCCGTTGAGTGCGGTGGTTTGCATGCGAATCTGCTTCATTGCACCACCTGCTGAGCCGCCTCGCGAAACCTGGATGGAGCCCAGTCGCACGACTCGTCTTCTGCGATGTGCCCGAACATCGCGATGCAGCGTTTGGCATACACACAGTCGCCGCAGGTCTTACCTTCTGGCAGGTTCATCTTGTCGGCGTTGTCCGCCGTGCGTGGATATGGGTTACGTTGTTCGCTCATCACCCTGACCTCCAATCGCCCAATAAAAAGCCCGGCGAACCGGGCTTTACTACCTCGCATAGACCTCCCTAAGCGGGGTGATTCGCCTCCTGCTGGAGGGCTTTGACTGTCTGTTACATGGCTGCAAATCCTCCGCGCGAGTTGAACTCGGGCACTTTTTGCCCTTGTTGGAATAGGTGCAGATGACCGGAGCTGATCCCGGCACGACTATTAGCGGCCTTAGTGACACCGGAGTTTCACCGGGGCGAAGGTTTCAGCCGCTTATTCTTGGACTCGCCGTGGCCATCTGGGCGCTTACTCACTCTACCGGCCACGATTCCCGCGATCCCTCAGGTCTTACACTTGCCCATCAGCCTGGGCATTCATCTGCATCGGTAGAGCACCTCGCCTGTAACGACATTGGATCAGGACGATTCAAGGTGCTCTCCGATACAGACGCCCTCCATCACCATGGAGATATCGGGCCATTTGCGTCTGGCAAGACGTGTACGGATAGGGGTTATTCGCCACCGAGAGCTTCGACACCACTTCGGAGGCCGTTCTGATCCATGATTGCCGATGGCGCCCAGCCGCCTTTGGCAACGCGCAGCCAGGATTCGTAGCTGGCGGTTGAGCTGCCGAAAGAACTGGCGCCGTTATCTGCAAGCCACTGCGCAAGCTCTTCGGGAGTAGCAAAGGCTGGGCTGATCGGAGTGCCTTCGCTGGTTGTCTCGTACATCATGTAGTGAGTGCGTTCAGCGTCTGGCCAGATCGGCATGTAATCGGCTGGGTCAGGTTTAGCGCCTGCCCATTCTTCATATGGGAGCTTTTTGCTTTCCTCATCGGCATAGCTGGGAATTCGCCGGCGGCCCACTTGGCAGACTCTTCAGCCCAGTCGGCAGCTTTTGCGGCGAAGTCGCTCCCTTCGAACAAAGCAACGTATCGGACGTTGCCATCTGCGTAGAAACCGTCTTTTGGATGCTGCCAGTCAGGCGGCACCATTCTCACTTCTCGTCCCATCACACTTGCTCCATTCGTTGGCTTTCGAATGCCTCCCGGGGTTTGAGAGGCAGTCGTAAAGCCAGATGGCGATCCGGAAACAGCCAGATGCCATCTGTGGTTGACGCAGGGGGCCTCGTTGCGAGGAGTGTTGCTTCGTCCGCATCCCAAAGCACCCAGTCCCCTAGGTGCTTCAGTGATGCTTTCCACCGTGACCCGCTACTGGCGTCAGTCACCGGTTTGAATCTCTATGTCAAAGAACTTGGCTCAAGTCGGTCCTCTTGAGAGAGGGCTTGGAGATCACTTCGCTGATCCCGGGCTATCTGGCGGCTTCACCAGTCGTGTGGCGGGTCCGTTTCAGGCCCTGGCGCCTCGGTGTTCTGTGGCGTTGAATTAAAATTACCACTGGCATTATTGGTCGTCAATACCAATGGCAATAATATTTTTCGTGGGCAATAAAAAACCCGCGCTTGGCGGGCTCGTTAATCGATTGAGTTTCTACAGATCCCAGGCGTAGCCGTTCTGTCCGCAGTTGCGCTCAATGGATAGGAAGATGTCATCGGCAGAGAATTTCTTTTCTTGCCATGCGTCGAGGTTCGCCTGGATGACAGCGCGACAATTTTTGGGAAGCCCGGTTTTGCCAAAGGTCGGCGCGGCATTAGGGTCTGGCGCGGTCTCCCGGCCGACTCCGAAAGCTATGAGCGCTACGATCACCAACCACCCGATATCTTTCCCCATGACGAACCTCCTTGCGGCCGCACGGCCTTAATGAAACCCGCCCGACCAGAAGACCCGACCAAGGACGACAAGGTCCTGATCCTGGATCTGCTGAGCGGTGTATTCCTCGTCGGGGTGCTCGTCCCGATTGAAGCTGCGCAACCGCAGGCCGCCGCCAGGGAGCCTGTAGAGCTGCTTCACCCGAAGCTGGCCGGCGTGATCAATGGCGTACATATCGCCATCAATGACGCGTGTGTTGCTGGTGTCAACAGCGACGGTCGACCCATTGCGCAACACTGGCTCCATGCTGTTTCCGGCAACAGTTACGCACTTGGCGCTGGCTGGATCGACACCCTTATTGCGGAGGCTGATACGGCCAAACCGAAGCCTTCGGTTGGAAGACTCCTGGACTGCAGTTCTGCCGCTTCCGGCGGACAACTCAACTTCCTTGAGGAACGGCACATAGACCTCATCATTCTCGAGCGGAGTGTCATCGTCCCACACCTCGATAGAGTCGAGGAACTGGGCATTAGACAGTTCACGACGAATAGGCGTGGCGCCCGTCGTCATCCTTGCAATCTCTTCAGCCAGGCGCTCACTGAAGTCTGAGACCTCTACGCCGAGGATTTTGGCAAAGGATGCTGCAACAGGGGCATTCAGGGGGTTCACGCCGTTCAGGTAATGACTGACGGAGCTCTGATTCATATCCAGAGCGTGCGCCAGCTTCTCCTGAGTCAAGCCCAAGGCGGATTTTCTAGAATTAAAGAGGGTCTTCAGACGAAGGCATTCCTCTTTCTTGTCTGGCGGTAAAGGTCTTTTGCTCATCCCTAAATAATATTCCTTGCAGTATTAATACGACAAATGCCGTAGGTATTTACTTTCATAAATGCCATAGGTAATATTCAATCCATGAACAACCATGGAGTCAGCCATGACCCGTATCCACATCAAGCAGTTTGCACAGGAGAAGGGCCAAGCCGAGGCAGCTCGCCTGCTCGACATGACCCAGGGCGGCATCAGCAAAGCCATTCGAGTAGGCCGCGACATCTACGTCACTCAGCACCCTGACGGCAGTTATACCGCCGAAGAAGTGCGTCCCTTTCCCTCGCAAGCGCCTGCCAAAAAATCAGCAGCCTGAATAACTTTCTAACCACGCAAGGAAACGACCTATGTACACAGACCCAACCCACCTGCACGACAAGCCTACAAAGGTTCGCCTGGATGACGCTGCCGACGAGCTATTGACCGCAATGGCCAGATATCAGCGCACCCAGAAAGCTGTATTGGCCCGCGAAATCCTTGAGCGTGGCCTGACCCAGATGATGGAAGAGCTTACCGCGAAGACAGACGTAGCCTGAAGTGGCTGGGGAGGGACTGTGCCTGAAACAAAAGAGCTGGACGTACAGCTCGACGGGAGAGGAATGGCTGAGTTGGAGCTGTTAGCCAAGCAAGAAGGCATTTCACCCGAAGAGCTCGCGGCACGAATCATCAACAAGGCCTTAGACCGTATGACCCGACCGCCAAAAAGTCGAAGCAACATCGCTTCGCTGGGGCGTAAGGGCTGATAAGTCCCCGAGGGACTATTGAGGATCTGATGAATAAACCAATCACTGAATCGCAGACACAAAAAAGCCGGGATTGCGCCCCGGCTTCTTGCATTGCGTCTTGCATAACACTCTGGAGCGAATAATGGAACAGACCGTCAGTAGCGTCAACCCCAAATTCGTATCACATGCGCTGAGCTTCCATCAGGCAGCCGCCATGTATGCGGCAAACATGATCCGCTTCCAATACACCAAAGAATCCAAAGCGAAATGCCGCCGTGAGTGCCTGGAGCACTTGAAGGCCTCTCTGTCGCACGGAGGGGAATCGGCATGAGCAATGTCATCCAACTGAAATCAGCCGGGGGCTTTACCCGGATGGACAATGATCTGTATGAGGCCCTCATTGGGGCTGATCTGTCTGGCCGCGAGTTGCGTGTCGCCCTGGCCATCCACAGGCTCACCAGCGGCTTCAACAAAGAATCCGTGAAGGTTGCAGCGCTGTATGTCTCAAAGATGCTCTACGGCGCTGAGAGAGGGGAATCTGAGCGTGCCAACGTATCTCGGGCCATCAATTCCCTGATCCGCCAGCGTGTTCTTTTCCGTGATGGTGGCAGTCGTGATCCGATCACTTTCCTACCTGTTTCCGAATGGAAAATTGATCAAGAATCCACCGTGTTGAAATCTACACACTGTGTTGAAAAAGCACATGCCACTGTGTCGAAAATTACACACATAAAAGACATAAATACAAATCTAACTGCTAACGCAGTTGTCGCCGCTGACGCTTCGACCGGTGAGGTTGTGAAATCTGAACCGGAACAGCAAGCCACCCCAGAACCTGACCAACCAGCTCCAGCCAAAGCCGACCGCATCCCCTACGGCAAGATCGCTGAGATCTACAACGCCGTGTGCGGTGAGCTGCTGCCCAAGTGCCTGAAGCTCTCGACCAAGCGCAAGAACCTGATCAAGGGCTGCTGGAACCTGGAAATCAACGGAGTTCACCCGTTCCGCAAGGGCGAGTTCTGGACCCTGTACTTCACCGACTGCCTGAAGAACAAGCATTGGACCGGCGATAACGATCGTGGCTGGACTGCAGACATCGAGTTTCTGACCAAGCAGGACAAGGTCCTGAAAGTGTTGGAGGCCCTATGATT